GCTAGTTACTGCTGCGAAAGCTGTGGCGTATGGATTCCAGCAGCGAAGAAGCGTTGGATGGTTGAACGCGGCGAGTGGCGGCCCACCGCGCCTGGTAATGGTAAGCATGTTTCGTTTCATATTTGGGCGGCGTATAGCTATAGCCCTAATGCGAGCTGGTCAACGCTGGTTGAAGAGTTCCTTGATGCGAAAAACGACGCAGAGCAGCTAAAGACATTCGTGAACACTGTTCTGGGCGAGACGTGGGAAGACGAATATGCGTCGAAGGTGGGTGCAGATGCTCTCAGCGAACGCTCAGCTGAGGAGAAGTACAAGCAGGGTGTAGTGCCCACGGAGACTTTGCTGTTGACTGTCGGCTGTGATACGCAGGATGATCGATTGTCGCTCAGTGTTTGGGGATGGGGTCGTGAAGAGCAGGGTTGGCTGATCGACAGAGTGAAAATTTACGGTGACCCGTCAAGGAAAGAGGTTTGGAAGCAGTTAGATGAGATCGTGCAGACCCCTTACAGGTCGGAAGACGGTCGCGAGTTGAAGCCAATGATTGTGGCAATTGACTCTGGCGGTCACCACACCAGCGAGGTGTATCAATACGCCAGGGAACGACAGAGCCTAGGAGTTGTTGCAATCAAGGGTATGTCAACTAAAAACAAGCCGCCAATTGGCAAGGCAAGCAAGGTTGACCTGAATGCCAGTGGTAAGACCCTTAAGAAAGGTGCGCAGGTGTTCCCGGTGGGATCGGACACGATTAAGTCATTATTGTTCGGAAGGCTGAAGCACAACGATGTGGGCGCAGGGTATTTGCATTTTTATCCAACAGTCGATAAAGATTATTTCGAGGAGCTGACTGCAGAAAAGCAGGTGCTCAGGTTCAGGAATGGTTTCCCTGAAAGGATTTGGGTCAAGAAGAGTAGCGCAAGGAATGAAGCATTGGACGAACTTGTTTACGCATACGCAGCATTGAATCGGGTGTATCAAATTAAAGACCGCCGAACGCTATGGGATCAGTTGGAGCGTTTACCTGAAGAGCGCAAGGATTCCAAGCCGTCCAGTTCCTCCAAAAGAACAAGAAAGAGTTTCATTAATCAGTGGTAAGAGTTAGACTGCTGAATATCAAGTGCTCTTTTTAGATGGGAATCCCTCCATCCATAACTAGCGGCGTGGATGCGGTGTGGACTGATTCCGAGACCGTTGACGTTTTCGGAGATGCTGTAACCAGCTCAACCCATAGTCTTGTTTATTATTTTCGACTGAATACAAACGCGCAAGGCTTAACAGCAGCATCAGTCCCTTACAACAGCGGCTGGAAAACAACCTTAAGTGCGTCTGATACTGCATCAGTCAACGCAAGCCCTGATTGGTTTTTTCAGGCTGTATTAACTAAAATCAGCGACAGCACGACTCAGGAATACAGTCGAGGCCAGGTTGAGCTTCAGCCTTCTTTGTCCTACACAGGCTCACCCGGAGCATTTGACGGCAGGAGTCAAGCGCAAAAAGATCTTGATGCCGTAAAGGCAGCGATTCGAGCTTTGCTTGGTGGGGGTGCAGTTCAAGAGTACAGAATCGGGACGCGCAACTTAAAGCGGTACGATATTTCAGAGCTTTTAGTATTGGAGACTAGGCTGAAATCAATAGTTGCAAAAGAAAACAAGGCTAAGATGATCGCTTCAGGATTAGGCGATCCTAAAAATCTGTATGTTCGCTTTGGTCAAGCCTGATGGGATTAAGAACAAACTTACTTAGAAGATTCGGCCTTCAGCCTATCCCTAAAGACCTGCGCAGACGTAGGCGTAATTATGCAGGCGCTGTTGTTTCTCGTTTAACTAGCGATTGGATGAGCACTCAGGCGAGTGCTGACGCTGAAATCCGTACAAGCATAAGAAAGCTCCGAGACAGATCTCGGGAGATGGTGCGGAACAATCCGTATGCCAAGCAAGCAAAGAGGACCACGCAAGTCAATGTTATTGGCAGTGGCATCAAGCTTCAATCTCAAGTTCAGCAACTAAGGGGGAGAAAGCTAAACGATTCGGCTAATCGCTTAATTGAAGAAAAATGGCGCTTCTGGACTCGCGGCGAGAACTGCGATGTTGCTGGAAAGCACAGTTTTCACATGATGGAATGGCTTGCTACTGGTGCATTGCCTGAGTCAGGTGAGGCTTTGTTCAGAATCATTAGGCGTCCGTTCGGCAGCAGCAAGGTGCCATTGGCGCTTGAAATGCTTGAGTCTGACGTATTAGATGAGGAATACCAAGGGCCGACCCTCGCTAGGCGCAATGAGTGGAGGATGGGAGTTGAAATCAATGAATGGGGACGCCCAGTACGTTATGCGTTTTTAACTCGACACCCTGGTGATTATTGGTTCCAAAATGTTTCCGAAAAAGAGGGGAAGCATGTATTCCTTCCAGCATCAGATGTAATCCATTTGTTTTTGCCAGAAAGGCCGCAGCAGAATCGCGGAGTGCCTTGGTTCCATTCCGTGATGGCTGACGCGCATCAGCTGCAAGGATACGAAGAAGCCGCTGTAATTCGTGCTCGCGCTGGCGCAAGTGTTATGGGCTTTGTCACTAGCCCAGAAGGCGAGCTTGACGGCGATGATGTTGAAGACAGCCGCAGAATTAGCGAGTTTGAGCCTGGCATGTGGAAGTATTTAGAGCCTGGCCAGAATGTTGAGGTTCCAAATATCAGTTCACCGGACCAGCAGTTTGAGATGTTTGTCAAAAACAAGGTTCGCCGTTTTGCTTCAGGCTTTGGCTGCAGCTATGAAACTTTGTCGCGTGATTTCTCAGACACTAACTACAGCAGTAGTCGTTTGAGTCTGCTCGAAGATAGAGAGCATTGGAAGGTAGTGCAGAGCTATTTAATTGAAAACTTTCACATGAGGGTATTCCGTGAGTGGCTTGGCTTGGCTGTGCTTGCTGGAGAGCTACCGTTTTCCGATTACGAGGAAAGGCCAGAGCGATACGACACGCCTAGATGGATGGCTCGCGGATGGGATTGGGTCGATCCTCTTAAAGAGGCTAAGGCTTACCGTGAGATGGAAAATGCGGGGTACTATACGAAAGCTCAAATTGTCTCAAGACTCGGCGGAGACTTCTTCGACAACTTGAGTGAGATTGCAATGGAACAGCAAGCAGCCCGTGATCTTAACGTTGAGCTTGATCGTGACATTATTGAGCAGCCCCCGGAGGTAATTGATTAATGCCATTTATGCCAAACGATGGGATGCGTGAAGAAGCGCAGCGTTATAAAAAGTGGAAAGAGGGTGGAATGAAGGGAGGCACTGAAGTTGCTTCTCGTCGTGCGACTCAAATTTTGAGCGGTAATGAGTTGAGCGATGAGACAGTAATCACGATGAGCGCATGGTTTGCGCGTCACGAAGTAGACAAGAAAGCTGAAGGCTTTAGTCCAGGCGAAGAGGGTTATCCTTCTCCTGGCAGAGTTGCTTGGGCCGCTTGGGGTGGCGACTCTGGTAAAACATGGTCAGACCGTATTGTTGAATCTATGGATCGTGCAATGAATCAAGAAGAAGTTCGCGCCGAACCTGACGCTTTAGATGTTGGAGATTTTGTGCGGTGGAGTTCCTCAGGGGGCAACGCTCAGGGTCGCATAACAAGGATCGTCCGTGATGGCCAGCTAGAGGTTCCTGACGCAGATGTGACTATTAATGGAGAGGAAGACGATCCTGCTGCATTAATCAGAATTTATCGCGAAGGCGATGAAGGCTGGGAAGAGACTGATGTTTATGCAGGACACAAATTTAGTACACTGAGAAAGATCGAAGCATTACGCGAAATGGAGGTACAAGAAGAGGTGCATTATGCCGCTTTTGACAAAGAAGAGGGGAACGTTTCACGCGACCTTGAGGGCAAAACCTTTCAACGATCTGAAGCCACAAGTTTCAGAATGCTTGATGAAAGGAGCATGGAGTTTCCATTCAGCTCTGAATATCCCGTGGCTCGTTACTTTGGAAACGAAGTCCTGAGCCATGAAATGACAGCCGCAAATCTTGAGCGGCTTAATGATGGCGCACCGCTTCTTTATAACCATGATCCAGATCGCATGATCGGCGTTGTCGAGCGTGCATGGATTGATGGCGAGAAAAAGCGTGGTTATGCCAAAGTGCGTTTTTCGCGCAATAAACTTGCGCAAGAAATGCTCGACGACGTTCGCGATGGAATAATTCGCGGCGTTTCTTTCGGTTATTCCATTGATAAAATGGAGGAGCGCGAAAGTGAGTTCGTAGCCACGAATTGGCGAGGCTACGAAATTAGTTTGGTCAGTTTACCCGCTGATCCAACTGTCGGGATTGGGCGCTCTTTAGTAGAACCCAATACCGAAATCAAACTCGAAGTTGATCGTTCTTTAGAGGACGTTGACTCCGATACCAAAACTGCGGCTTCGACCGCATCTCCCGTAAACACAGTGACTGAAGTCATGGAAAGCACCACAACTGATGTGGAGGTGATCCGGTCCGAGGCCGTAGAGGCCGAACGTAACCGGATTGCATCCATCAACAAACTCGGTGAGCGTCACAACCTCTCCGATCTCGCACGCGAACTAATTTCTGGCGGCAAATCCGTCGATGAGGCTCGCGCTGCTGTCCTAGAAAAAATCGGAACTCAACCCGTGGAACACAGCATCACCGCCAACGACATCGGCCTCTCCGATAAGGAGACCCGGAGCTTCAGCTTCGTCAAAGCTCTGAACTATCTCTCTAACCAGGGTGATGCTAAGGCTCGTCGCGATGCAGCATTTGAAATTGAAGTTGGCGAGGCTGCTGCTAAGCAGTACGAGCGTTCTTCAAACGGCATCGTCATTCCCAACGAGGTTCTACGTCGCGATTTGGTTGTAGGCACACCTACAGCTGGTGGTGATTTGGTTGACGATGTGCTTCTGGCTGGATCCTTCATCGATCTGCTTCGTAACCGTCTGTCAATTTCACAGGCTGGCGCAACGATGCTGACGGGCCTCCAAGGCAATGTATCAATTCCTCGCCAGACAAGTGCGAGCACTGCTTACTGGGTTGGCGAAAACGCTTCTCCTACCGAATCTCAGCAGGCCATTGATCAGGTGAATATGACACCCAAAACCGTGGGTGCATTTGTTGACTATTCAAGGCGTCTTCTGCTTCAAAGCAGCATTGACGTTGAAGGCATGATCCGCAATGATCTTGCTCGCGTGATTGCGCTTGAAATTGACCGCGCTGCTGTTTACGGCACCGGCTCTTCTAACCAGCCTCAGGGCCTGACCAACGTCAGTGGTATTGGATCTGAGACCCTTACAGGTTTCGGGACTTTTGAAGAGATGATTGCTATGGAGACTGACGTTGCAGCCGCTAACGGTGATATTGGCGCAATGCGTTACATCATCAATGCTTCTGCTCGCGGTGCTCTTAAGTCAACCAAGAAAGATGCTGGCAGCGGTGATTTCGTTTACGAAAACGATGAAATCAACGGTTACCCCGTAATTGTTTCCAATCAGTTGCTCAACAACGATGCACTGTTTGGTGATTTCTCACAGTTCGTGATGGGCATGTGGTCAGGCTTGGATCTGACTGTTGATCCTTATGCTGGCGCAACT